TGGGTCTTTGAAGCCTGTACCAGAAGGAAATAAAGGTAAGGGTTTAAGTAAATTACCTACAGATGTTCGTAACAAAATGGGTTTTATGAAAAAAGGTGGTAAGTTAACTTCTAATAAAGCTAAAATAAAAAAAGTCACTACTGGTTTAAGGAAAGCTGTTAAGGCTCATACAGGTCAAGCAAAAATGTTATCGTCTATAAAATTAAACAAAGGCGGAAAGATTATGAAGATGCGTGGTGGTGGAATGGCTGACAGAGGCATAAGTTTTAGAATGAGATAAAAGTTAACGGTAACTTATAGTGTCGAGATTAATATGTAATTTGCCTGCAATAAACTTGTGGGTAAGAAAAGAATACTTAAGAGATCATGAAGATGGTCATGGTGAGTTTGTAAAAGGAGTTTGGATATCTTGTAAGTCCTTACCGGGTAGAGCTTTTTACTTTGAGACATACCTGCCAGAATACGGCGCAATGTTTGATAAGTTACCGATAAGTGCTTTTGTTAGCGAGCCTAAAACACCTAATCCTGATTTGCCTTTATATAACTTACAGTTTTGGAATTGTATGGACTACAATGTAACATGCATACAAAAACAATTTATAGGATCTATGAGTTATGAGGTGTATACTAGAGATGCAGGCTCAGTCAAAGGATCTTATGTTGCAACACTGGATAATTATCATGGTGATATAGATACAGTTGATTTTAGCACTAGCGAGACACCAGAAGAGCATAAGTCACATAATATTATAGAATTAGAAAATGGTCAGTACTGTTTGTATCCAAATAATAGAACTAGAATATACGACAACAGCTTAACACCCGCAGAACCATTAACACCTGATTTTAAAGTTAGCACATATTATTATCAGGTAGAAAATGAGAATAAATTAGAAAGATTTGGAGATAGTGAAGAATATTTTTATAAATCTAAGAAAGAAAAGAAATGAGTTATTCATCAGGTAGAAATGCATATGGAATATGTGACAAAACAGGATTTAGATACGATTTAAAAGATTTAGTGTTTGAATATAGAAATGGCAGTAAAACTGGATTGCGTGTCGGTATAGATGTAGTTGATCCAGATCACCCACAAAACTTTATAGGTAGAATGAAGTTTAATGACCCACAATCTATAAAAGACGCAAGGCCAGATAGGGTAGAGCCTGCAACAGAAAGACTTTTATTGGTCAATCCATTTACAACTGCTGCGGCAGATAGTGGAAGCACTGTGGTTACAGTGACAGAAAAAGATCATGGAAGATCTACATCTGATGTTGTTAGATTTAGAAACTGTCTAGGATTTGATGGTTTAACGGCTGCAAACTTTAATTTAGCTACAGGTTATGCTATAACTAAATTAACAGATGATACATATACTATTACTGTTGCTGCAGAATCTACCTCTGGATCAATTACAGGTGGTGGGGTGTTTGCCACAGTAGGACCAGTTACTTTGGAGGCTTAGATGAGCTTTACATTTACGCAGTTGAAAACAGCAATACAGGATTACACTGACAATTCAGAAACATCCTTTGTAAGTCATCTATCTGACTTCATAAAAGCAGCAGAAGAAAGAATATTTAAGAATGTTGATTTAGAGATATTCAGAAAGAATGTTACATCAGCATTAACAACAAGCGATAAGTTTGTAACAATACCAACAGATTACTTAGCATCCTTTTCATTTCAAATTACCACAGCAGGTAGCGAGTCTTTTCTTTTACAAAAAGATGTGAATTTCATACAAGAAGCATATGATGCTTCATCATCCACAGCAAAGCCAAGATTTTACGCACAATTTGATGCAAATAATTTTATCGTTGGCCCTACCCCAAACTCCAATTATGCAATAGAATTACATTACTATTATAGACCAACTAGCTTAACTGCTGGTGCAGATAGTGGTACAACATGGTTAAGCACCAATGCACCATTTGCATTGTTGTTTGGATCATTAGTAGATGCGTATATTTTTATGAAGGGTGAGCCTGATTTGATACAACAATATGAAAAAAGGTTTATGGATCAATTAACAAGACTTAAAGATTACGGAGAGGCAAGAGAAAATACTGATGCTTACTCTGAGGGTCTACCAAGAGCGCAGAGAACATAGGAGTAGAATATGGCAACAGCAAACGCAGCGACCAATTATCTAGAAAGAAGATTGTTACATTTTATATTTAAAAATAACTCTCTAAGTTTTTCTAGTCCGGGAGACAGTATTTATGTAGGGCTTGCAACCGCAGTTAGTGCAGCAGAAACAGGTTCTGTAACAGAAGCAACCTTTACAAACTATGTAAGACAACAAGTTAAACCAACTGCTGTAGGAAATACAGGTGGATGGACAATGATAGGATCTGATTCTACGGATACTCAAACAGCAACTAATGAAAATAATATAGAGTTTCCAGCTTCTGGTGGAACAAACAATACAATTACACATGTATTTATCGCAGATGCATCAAGCAGTGGTAATATATTATTTGTTGGCGCATTAGATGCAAGTAAAGCGATTGCAAGTGGTGATATATTTAGAATTAATGCAGGTAACTTAACAATAGAGCTTAAATAATGGCATTAGTATTAAACGACAGAGTAAAAGAAACCACAACCACAACTGGCACTGGCACGCTTACATTAGCTGGTGCAGTTACTGGATTTGAAACTTTTGCTGCTGGTGTTGGAAACAGTAATACCACATACTATGCAGTTACACTGCCCGGCACATCAGAGTTTGAAGTTGGTTTAGGAACACTTAATGGTGATTCTAGCACTATAGCTAGAACTACAATTATTAGCAGCTCTAACAGTGATAATGCAGTTAACTTTAGTACTGGTACAAAAACAATATTTTGTACAATACCTGCATCCAAGTCAGTATTCTTAGATGCTAGTGGTAATACACCGGGCGATCTTTCAATTGGAGATGACTTAACAGTTTTAGGTGGCGTAATTGATTTTAAATCTAATAGCGGATCACCAGCATCTTTGAAAATGTATTGTGAGGTTTCAAATGCTCACTTCCAAACATTACAGCCACAGCCACATTCAGTAAGTGCAAGTAATACTTTACGACTTCCAAGTAGTGGTAGCAGTGATACACAAGATCTAGTTGCCGTAGATATTACACAGACATTAACAAATAAAACTTTAACAACGCCTACAATAAATGGTGCAACTCTGGGGTCTGCTGATATAGCAACAGCAAGTAATGGTGATATCAGTCTAGCGCCTAATGGAACTGGTAAAGTAGTTATCAAAGGTAATACGAATCAAGGTAAAATAGTATTAAACTGTGAAGCCAATAGTCACGGACAAACAATTATAGCGGCGCCACATTCAGAGAGTGCAAATAATGTTCTTACATTACCAAGCACTGGTGGTGATGCTAGGTTAGTTTCCACTTCATCAACAGCTACTCTTACAAATAAAACATTAACATCACCAAAGATTAATGAAGATGTAGCAGTAACTTCAACTGCAACAGAAATAAATATACTGGATGGTGTAACTGCAACTACAGCAGAAATAAACTATAATGATACAGGTGCGTCAGTAGGAACAGTTGTAGCAAGTAAAGTTGTAACTGTAGATGCAAATAAAGATGTTTCATCTTTTAGAAACATCACATTAACAGGTGAGCTTGATGCAGGATCACTAGATATATCAGGTGATGCAGATATAGATGGTACATTAGAAGCAGATGCCATGACATTAAATGGCACAGCAATTACAACAACTGCTACGTTATCAACTGGTATATCAAATGGTAATGTATTAGTTGCAACAAGTGGTGTAGCAGATAATGATTTTTTAAGAGTTGATGGTACAAGTATAGAGGGCAGAAGTGCATCAGAGGTCCTGTCTGATATAGGCGCAACAACTGCCACGGCAGCAGCAGATGAGGCAACGGCTTTAGCAATAGCGTTAGGATAATAACATGGCAAATACATTTAAAGTAGTTACAGCAACAGGGATAACAACTGAAGATCAAATATATGTTGCAGGTGGTTCTGTTCAAGCAACAATAGTTTTAGGGATTATGGTTGCTAATACGACAACAAGTCAGGTTACTGTATCAGTAAAACTTGTATCAAATACAGCCAGTAGAACACATAGTGGAACTAATAGTGGTAATAATGCTACAGTCCATTTAATTAAAAATGCACCAGTACCTGTAGGTTCATCTCTTGAACTACTAGCTGGTAACAAAATTGTATTAGAGGATACTGATGAACTTACATTTGCTGCATCAGGAGCATCTGACATAACTATTTCTATTATGGAGATAACATAATATGCCATACATAGGAAATACAGCAGGTAATAGATTTGTAGCTTCACAAGCAGCAACACGGCTTTCTGGTAATGGATCAAATAAAGTATTTACATTAGAACATTCTGTAGCTTCTGATGAAGATATACTTGTATCTGTTGATGGCGTAATACAAGAACCTTCTATATCTTATGTAGTTAGTAATGGCACAACATTAACATTTCAAGGTAGTGATGCACCTTCAAATGGCACTAATAACATTTTTGTTTGTTATTTATTTAGAACAGTGGCTACAGTAGATCATCCATCTTCATCATCGTTACAAGCAACAGATGCTACATTTACAGGTGATGTAACTGTAGATACAAACACTCTTCATGTTGATACCTCAAACAATAAAGTTGGTATTGGCACTACTAGTCCATCACAACTATTGGATATTGAGTTTTCAGATAATAGTGGTGGTTTAAGTGGTCAAGAAATAAAAAATACTAATACTGGTACTACAGCTAATTTTGCAAGTTTATCTACTAATGCAGTCAATGGAACAGTAACAGGAATTTTTGGCTCTGCATATTATCCAACTTGGGGAAATGCTCATATTCATATGGGTTCTCAAACAAATCACCCAATAAAATTTATTACTAATAATACTGTTAAAGCAACTATTGATGGTAGTGGTAATGTAACCAAACCATCTAATCCTTCTTTTAGAGCTGTGGGAACAAATGGTGCATATATAACTACTTCTCCTGTTCAGTTTAATAGTGTATCTGGTTCTGGGGGTCATAACACAGGTAGTCATTATAATACTTCAAATTATAGATTTACTGCTCCAGTTGCAGGAAGATATTTATTTCATGTTCACATGGGCATTATTCGAGTAACAGGTACTAATGGTTTTGGTTATCCTTATATAAGAATAAATGGAACTAATATAACTTATTCTTATTATCAAACTCCATCAGGGACTTCTGGACAGTATGTTGGTGCTTTCATAACACAAATTTTTGAATTATCCGCTAGTGATTATGTCGATATTACTTTTACTGGATCAAATGCGGATTATTATGGAAATTCTACAGAACTTTCATTCATGGGTTGTTTATTAGGATAGGAGAATAAAATGGCAGAAATAAAAGTAGAAGTTACAGATACACAAGTAAAATGTCTCGAATATGTTGCATATTCAGTACAAGATTGGTGTGATAATGCAATACATGAAAGAGCTAGAGTTGCTCAAGAAGAAATAATTTCAAAGCTAGTTGCACATTGTAACGAGAAAGGTATTACAATAGCAACTGGTGTTGATGCACAAATAACACAAGCATATACTTTAAAAGTTGTTGATACTGCAAAAAACGTATCAGATAATTTTAAAGCACCTGAGTAAGTAGGAGTAAAGAATGGCATTAACAAAAGTAATAGGAGCAGGTGCAGAAGGTTTAACCTTATCAAGCACCAGTCTAACAGTGGCAAATGGTTTAACGCTTACTGATGGTGATGTGACGTTAGCAAGTGGTCATGGCATAGATTTTGGTTCTACTGCTGATAGTTCAGGCACTAAATCAAATGAAATACTTTCAGACTATGAAGAAGGAAGTTGCACATTTACATATACTGGCAGTAGCGGCAACCCTACTGTAACCTATGATGGTGTTACATATGGTTATTATACAAAAATAGGTAGAAAAGTTCTTATTGAAGGAAGGGTTAGAACAGATGCCTTTAGTGGTGGAGGTGGTGTACTACAAGTATCTGGTTTGCCATATATTGTATCAAATATAGATCCAGACAAATATGTAACAGGTGGAGGTATTGTTTCAAATGATTTTGGTTCTAATAATCCACATTCAACAATGGCAATAGCAGGAACCACATCTTTTTACTGTATATATGGAAATTATAATGTAAACAATATTTCTGATTGTCAAAATGGTACTAATAAAAATCAAATACAGTTTTCATTTTTTTATATGGCAATATAAGTAGGAGTAACAAATGGCAATAACAAAAACAACAGAAACGCCTAAGATAGAAGTGGTGAATGGCTGGAACATACAAGTTGCAAAAGACACTGTAATAAAAGAAGATGGTACAGAAATAGGCAGATCAAGACATAGACATGTATTAGTTCCTTTTGAATCAATATACAATAGTGACACTAAAAAATGGACACACACTGCTACAGATATAAGAGGAGAAGAAGCTAGTGTACAGGCTATTGCAAATGCAGCATGGACAGATGATGTAAAGACCGCATATAAAACTTGGAAAGAATCACAATCACAAGGAACATAAACAATGCCGTACATAGGAGTCAGTCCACAATTTGGAGTTAGAAGAAAGCACACTTATACTGCCACGGCTGGGCAAACTAGTTTTAGTGGTGCAGGATCAGAAGGTGCAACATTAAGTTATACTGACTCCAACTTTGTTGACGTATATCAAAATGGTGTGAAGTTAGGTGATGCCGACTACACATCTACAAGTGGTACAGCTATTGTTTTAGCTCAGGGAGCGTCAGTTAATGACCTCGTAGAAATAATAGTTTTTGATGCTTTTAGTGCCGCAGACACTGTAAGTAAATCAGATGGTGGTACGTTTGATGGTTCAGTTACATTTGGAGGTGGTGTATCTGGTGATTTAACTATTGAGGACAAAATTGTCCATTCGGGAGATACAGACACTAATATAAGATTCCCTGCCGTTAATACAGTTTCATTTGAAACTGCTGGTAGTGAGAGATTAAGGATAAATGATGATGGCAATATTCTTGTAGGCAGAACTACAGAGTTAAATGATTTTGGAGATGGTCGTACAAGTTTAGTTTTGCAAGGCAGTGGTTCTCAAGATTATTCAACAATCCAATTAGCAAATAATGGCACTGGTAGTAATAATCAAATTCTTGGTTTAGTAGCTTTTTATGATGGTACTAATGAAAATGCTAGAATACAAGCACAACGAGGAGATGGAACTGATGTAGGTGATTTATTATTTTATACAAGAAAGAGCAGTGGTTCACTTACAGAAGCAATGAGAGTCTACAGAGACGGAAATGTAGGAATAGGCTCGACTGAACCAAATTTTAAATTTCAAGTAAGGTCAGATAGTACTAGTGAGGGTATAACAGATTTACGATCAAATAGTACTAGTTTTACTGGCACTATTCTCTTGGTTGGCAGTAATACAACTACTACAAACAACACTTATAACCACATCAGAGCAGATATTCATGGAGTTGCTCAAAAGTTTGCGGTGAGAGATAATGGTAATGTTGCTAACACTAATAATACATATGGCTCTATATCTGATGAAAGAATAAAGGAAAATATTGTTGATGCTAATTCTCAATGGAATGACATCAAAGCATTAAAAATAAGACGTTATAATCGTATTGGCGAAGAACAAAAAGAAATTGGAGTTATTGCACAAGAACTAGAAGCATCTAATATGAGTGGGCTTGTTGAAGATGGACCATATTATGATGTTATA